ACAGAGGATAGAACTGCACTGCCATTACTTGTAAAGATTGTATTCCCACCAGCATCCTTCAGCGTATTAGCTTTAAGGTTGTCAGTGATGATTACATTCTTGCCAGCCTTGCCGACATTGATCGTAGTTGTTCCGCCTTCAGGCTCTATGGTATTTACATTTAATGTATCCATTACTTAATACCGTAGAGGTAGATTGTTCCGGCGTCTATATTTCCACTATCCATTTGAAATCTGATTGCATTAACAGCAGATGTTGTATCAATGTAGCCAGCAACAAAGGGGTGAATACAATAAGTGGATGAGACATCGTAATACATATGATTGCTAACAGAGTAAAACTGCTTTACATAGGTTGTTGAACTGGGTGCAAATAAATGCAGGCAACCAGAGGTAGTACCGTCGCTAGAAGCACCATCGACCTTATAATTTAGTATTTGAAACCCAGTGCCTTGTGCCAAATCTCTGGAAGGATCATACCCAAGACTGCTGTTAGCCCCGCTCTCATTATGCTGAGAGTTAAATGCAGTTGTGGTTTTAACCACATTGTAATTTGATCCACCGTCTGAACTTCCATTAAAGGTAAATGAAGCATTGTTTGCTGACGGATGTATACTCACAAAATAAAAAACATACTCATCGTAAGTAGAATCAATACCACTAGTAAACGATAACGATGAAGATGAACTCGCCGTTTGCGAGGAGATGAAGACCATACCCCCTTGAAGGCCAGAGTTGACACTGGATAATGTTCCTGCGCCATCGCTGGTAAATATCGTATTACCACCAGCGTCTTTGATCGTATTAGTCTGTAGCGTAACCCCTGCTGGTAGCGTCACCGCATCACCCGACGCGCCGAGGTTTACGGCTGTGCCTGTGGCTGGCTCAAATTTTCTTGTCTCTACGCTACTCATGATTTAGATATTCCATATAGTTTTATAATGCCGTCAAAATTACCAGAATCCATTTTGAAATTAATAGCGTTTACAGCACTTGTACTATTTACATAACCACCGACAAAATCATTTTCAGCACCTACCGCACCAGAGCCAGAGAACATACTACTCATTGTCGAATAAAATTGTTTTACATAAGTTGTATTGCTCGGCGCGAATAAATATAACTCACCTGCACAAGAAGCATCAGCATCAGAAGCTGTCGAAGTAACTAACTTTTGGTAAGAAGTAGATTGGGCAAGATCACCAGAAGTCCAGTAATTTAAGCCCTCTCCAGTGCTATCAAAACGGTAGGCATAGAAAAATGTAGATGTAATATTTACGCCATAAGAAGAACCACCATCAGTAGATACTTGAAACGATAAATCTGATGCATCGGTAGCAGGATTGATATCTATAAACTTAAAGATATAAACATCATAAGTACTATCCAATCCACTCGTAAAGGATAAACTTGCAGAACCACTCGCCGTTTGAGTTGAGATCAGATTCAACGCTCCAGACATTGCGCTGTTCTTGGATGTAATCGTTCCTGATCCATCTGAAACGAACAAGCTATTACCGCCTGTATCCTTTAACTGGTTCAGGTTTAGTGAGTCAAGAACTACAACACTGTCACCAGTANCACCTATCGTCAGCTTATCGGCAGAGGCTTCATCCGGTTTGATCTTGTCTGTTACGATGTTACTCATGAGACACCGTACATTTTGATCTTACCAGCGTCTATATTTCCAGTAGACATCTTAAACCTGATGCCATTAACAGCACTAGCTGTATTTAAGTAACCACCAGCAAACCAATTCTGGGAATAGTTATCTGCATCAGAAGATATATTGTTAGTTTCAGAATAATAATTCTTTACATAAGTAGTACTAGACGGATTAAATATATGAAGAGAACCTCCCATACACTCGTCAGCCGCATTACCTAAATTATTTTCTAACCGTTGATAACCTGTAGATTCTCCCAAACCATTCGTATAACCTAATGTTCCACCTGCACCACCATCGCTATGATATGCTTGAAATCCTGCGCTGGTTTTAGCTACATCCCAGTTTGATCCACCATCGATAGTAGCGTTCCACTCCAACTCACTATTGTCAGTAGCCGGATGGATAGTTATAAACTTAAAAATATATTCTTTATAGGTAGAATCAATCCCAGATGTAAATTCAATATAAGCGCTAGATGATGCGGTCTGCGTGGATATAAGAGTCAGCGCACCGCCAAATCCTGAGACAGAGCTTAATACGCCACTCCCATTGCTCACCCACAAGGTATTACCGCCAGCATCCTTAACGGTGTTGACCTTTACCTCTGGAGCTACAATGGTGTCGCCGGAGTCTCCGACAGTCAGCGTACTTCCAGCAGGGGCTATTGTGTTGACATTGATTGTTGTCACACTACGACCCAGTTGCCCCCTGAAGGTACAGTAACCGTAACACCTGCATTTATTGTTATTGGTCCGGCACTCATAGCATTCGTGCTTGCAGTTAATTCATAGCTGGTTGTTACTGTCTGACCATTCTCGTAGAAGATCGCATCTCCACCAGCCCCGCCAGCGCCGCCGCCGATTGAACCCCATGCGCTCCCACTGTAGCCTTCAAAGCCAGCAGTGGTTGTGTTGTATCGCATATAGCCATTAGAGGGTGATCCATCTCTTTGAGCCGTAGTTCCCACCGGAAGAACGCCAGAGCCTGTAGCACCTGTCTTGGCTACCTTAGCATCTAGCTGGGTTTGAGCATTAGATGATAGGGTGTTAATGTACTGGAACTCTGTACTTGTTACAGTCCCATCAGCAATCTTGGTTGCATCTATTGCGGCAGACGCATCTATGTTGGCATTAGCCACATACTGCCAATCTAGTCCGTTGGTCGCAGAAGAGTTAGCAGTAACAACCTTACTGTTTGTTCCGACAGGGAGTCTGGTTTCAGAGTCAACCGTATTGTAGACAAGCAGGTCACCCTTTGTGGTTAGACGGTCAGGAGCAAGAACGTCTACCTTCTGCCACTCGCTTGAGGATGCAGAGTATTTTAAGTATTGGTCGTTTGTTGCCGCAGTTGCGCTAACAGCCTGTCCCTGTATTCCTGTAACTGTAACCGCGCCAGCATTTGTCATTGTCGCATCGCTAGACAAAGCGGCAGCAGTAAAGCCAGTACCATCACCTATTAGAATCTGGGTATTTGTTAAAGCCTTATCTGAAGGAACCCCGCTAGAGTTTGCATCTCTAACCTTAACTGTGTTAGCCGCCATATCAGCTAACTTGGCATTGGTTACTCCGCCATCCGTAACATTGACCGTAACCGTAGTGCTTGACGCCGCAGTATCAAGCCCCGCTCCCCCAGCCACTGTGAGAGTATCACCATCGAGATCAATATCAATAGTCCCACTGTCAGTAGTGATATCCAAATCTTGCGCCGTAACCTGTGCGTCAACATATGTCTTAACTGCTCCTTGAGTTGGTATTAAAGTAGCACTACCTGTAGCCAAGCCGCCGTTATCAATACCGGTTACTGTGGCTCCTGTTGCTAACTCTAGGCTAGTATCAGCTTTTATAGTTGTACCAGTTATTGCCGCAGCAGATGCTCCACCTATTACAGCACCATCTACGGTGCCGCCATTTATATCTACTGTATTATCGGCAGTTACAGATACTGGAAGAGTTATCCAAGCATCGTTAGCTTCATTCCTTAGCTTTAGAAGGTTTGCGGTTGTATCAAACCAAACAAGCCCGGCAGATATGGAGGTCGCCGGGGCAGATGCAGAGGTATGAATTGCATTAACAGCTATGTCAACAGAGGGGAATGATTGTTTAACAACTTTCTTAATTAGCCTTAGTTGGTCATCACCCTGAGATACAGGATCACTTGCTGTTGGATTAGTTATTACTAATTCATCAATATAATTCGCAGATTCTAGTGCCATTAGGGATACCCGCCTGTGTTCATAACCCGCATCTCAGAACCTGAGTGCCGGTCTTTGTTATCTTGTTCTTGAATATCAGCTAAAGCCTGTTGAAATGCCGTAGCCCATAACTGAACCCGCTGGTCATTCATTAGGAATGGTTCCGCTTCTAATAAAGAACCATACAAATAAACGTCTGGATTTTGCGTAAGCATGGTACTTGTGGTGTTATCAACACTAAGCGCATCTACCGTCTTATAATAAAGCATGGACGTTGTATACACGGCGTCAGGTGTTGGACCCAAACTTACCTTTCCGGTAATTATAGTATATACATTAGGTTTAGCTTGGTTACTGCCAGCCCACATTCTGAACATCATTTCAGGAGTTACATAAGCTAATGGCGTTGCCGGGGATGTTGTCAAATGAAACTCTTTCATCTGGACGTATCCAGTTGGGAGATCATAATCTTTTGTCCCACCAGCAGTTGTAATACTTGTGCTTATTGTCTCCATCATCCGTATACGTAAGATACGGTTAAACCTAGCTTCCGCTAAAGAAATAAACTCAGGTATCCTGTCGGTCAGGTCATCCCTGTCTAACCAGTTAGCTACCGCTGTTTGAAGCGTTGCGTAGGTATTAATAGCCATGCTATCTTGTCAGTTCAGAAACGTAGACAGTGCCACCNGNGCTTACCTGTAANGCNGCNANCTTTTCACCCGGAGCAACCCGGTATG